GCTCTGGTGACGGATGCCAAACTGGCTGAAATCTTCGGTGTGGAAGAGTTCCTCGTCATGGAGACCGTGAAGAACACGGCTTCTGAGGGTCTGACCGAAGCTAACGCCTTCATCGGTGGCAAGTCGGCAGCGTTCTACTACCGTCCCCGTGCTGCTGGTCTGATGGTCCCCTCTGCTGGTTACACCTTCACTTGGGATGACCTTGAGAACGCTTCGGGTCACGGTATCACGATCAAGTCGTATCGTGGTGACTACCTCGCCATTGATGGTGTGGCAGAAGTTCTGGAAGCCAATCTGGCCTATGACCACAAAGTTGTGTCGTCGGACATGGGTGCTTTCATCGCTACTGTTGTAGCCTAATAGAAGGATAGGGAAGAATGACCCGACACATTCTCCCCTACTTCAACCCCTCCCGCCCTGTATTTGTCAAACGTGATGGACTACAGTCGGCGGGGGCGGTCTGGAAGCAGGGTGATCGCTTCAACTGGGAGTTCTATGGAACCCCACATGACGTACTCCAACAGATGTTCTTTAATGACCAGCTATACCACAATGAAGAGTTTGAGGATGCTGTAGTTAAACGAATTTCTATTGGCGATGGTCTAGAAGAGTATGGTCTAGATCAGCTACACATTATTGTTGAGAACATCAACGGTAAAGTGAAGAACAAGACTACTACGAACAAAGAGTTCCTCCAAAAGAAGTGTGCTACAAGTCGAGTTAAAGATAAGCAGATTGGTCTTATCCGTCGCTGGCGTAGTGCATACGGGGAAATGGAAAACTGATTGAGAGGGCGACCAGATGTCTTGGAGTTACTCTGTAACTGATTTGAATACTACAACTTCCTCTGGACGCCTGAACTCAGTTCGCTTGCTTGTTGGTGACACTGATACTTCAGATCAACTTGTACAGAATGAAGAGATTACTTTTGCATTGGCTCAAGCTAATGACAATGTGTACTACGCTGCTGGTTGGACCTGTAGGGTTATCGCAGCTAAGTTTAGCCGCATGGTTGACACTCAGCTAGATGGTGCCTTGCAGGCCAGCTACAGTGATCGTGCGAAGCAATATCAACAACTAGCCTCTCAGGTAGAGGCACAAGGTAAGAAGACCTCTGGTAAATCCCTTGGTGCTTTTGGTGGTGGCATCTCTACATCTGATATGTCTGTTGTAAACAGTGATACAGATCGAGTTAAGCCAGCTTTCAGTATTGGGCAGTTTGATAACGTAGAGGCAGGGGAACAATATATCCCTGATGAACCTAATGGCGTTTGATCCTTATACACTACGCCAACTGATTAAAGAACACGGTATTAGTCTTACACTACGTAAGAGGGCAGCTAGTGCTTACAACAGTGATACAGGTACAGTCACTCAGACAAATACTGACTACACTGTTCGTGGTTACTTCTATGACTATACTTCAGACATGATTGACGGAGAGTCTATTCTTCGTGGTGATAGACGGGTAGTCCTAGATTGCGTCCTAGTTAACGGGTCAGTTACCCCTGAGCCTGATGCCACAGACCAGATTATTGGTTTGGGTGATACAGTAAACATTGTAAGGGTTATGGAGATTAAGTCCTCTACTAACACTATGTGTTACCTGTTGCAAGTGAGGGAGTGACATGGCCCAAGGTAGAGCCGTAGGCGTAGGTCTTGCCAAACAACTTGCTAAGTTAGAGAAAGACTTGACCGAAGTCAGAGACCAATTTCTTGTTGAAATGGCTAATGAAATAGTCGATACTTCACCTGTATGGGCTGGTCAGTACGTTACTAGCCATTCTATTAATACTAGGTCTGCTGCTGGAAGATTTACAGGCAATCTTGAAACAGGTATGACAGAGAAATCAGCATATCCAGAAGCCTATAAAGCTGAAGGTAGAGCCAATCTAATGTCAGATATTAGTGCGCTCCCAGAAGAAGCGCCTTTAGTCTATCTTAATAATAACTCTCCACATGCCAGTATTGTTGAATCTGGTGGCTGGTCTAGTGGTAAACCCCCTTACAAAGTTTATGCAAGGGTTGTTGCAAGGGCTGGTATTCATATGGCACAAGCTATAGCTAAGGTTAGAGGTGGGCCATGACAATTATCAATGACATCAGGGCTTGCCTTGACACTCACCTCTCTGGCACTGTAGGTGTCCCTGCTATTGCCCGTCAGAACGTCCCATACGAGCCTACAACAGGCACCTCGTTCATCAAGGCGGACTTAGTGCCAACTTCTCGTAGACCCGCTGTACGAGGCTTAAATCCACAACAAAGATATGATGGACTTTACGGTATCCTCATCTGTACCCCTGAAGGAATGGGTCCCGGTGCTGGCTACGATCTTGCAGACCTTTTGCTTGATCGCTTTAACGCAACCACAGATATCCTCTACACTAACCCTACAGATTCAGTCCTTCTAGAGGGTGGCGATGATATCCTCTTAGAGAGTGGTGATAGACTGCTCCTTGGCAATCCCACTATTGTATCAATCGACTACTCTGAAGTCAGGACGAGTTTCCTTGACTCTCCCTTCTACTGCACTCCAATCACTGTTGGTTGGTACATTTATAGCTGATAAAGGAAACTAAATATGCCGTTCTCTCAAGGTAGCCGCGCTGGCCTCTCCTATGTACCTGAAGTTACATTCGGGACTACTCCTGCAACCCCGGCTCTAGTCCAACTCCCTTACACCACCCACACTCTGAACCTGACTAAAGAGCGTGTGACTGGTAACGATATCCAACCTGATCGTATGGTTCGTGTTGACCGTCATGGCAACCGTTCTGTTGCTGGTGACATTGTAGCTGACCTTCGTAAAGGTGACTATGACCTGTTCCTTGAAAGCGCCTTTTTCAACACCTTTGCAACCAACGTCCTGAAGGTTGGTACAACCCCCAAGTTCTTCTCCATTGAAGATGCAGCCACGGATATCGCTCAGTTCCGTTTGTTCACGGGTATGTCTGTATCGTCTCTTGCTGTATCCATTCGTCCTAACCAAATGGTTACAGGTACGTTCAGCATGGTCGGTAAGGACATGACCATCTCTGGTACGTCTGTGGATGCTGTTAAGACCGCAGCTTCGGTTAACCAACCCTTTGACTCTTACTCTGGTGCTCTGTCCATTGGTACTGCTGGTGGCACTCTGACTGCTGCTGCTATCGTAACTGGTATCGACTTCACCATCAACAACGCACTTGCCCCTACCTTTGTGGTTGGCTCCTCGTCTACGCCCCAGCTTGAGTATGGTATGGCAACTGTTGAAGGGACCATCACGGCTTACTTCGAAGATGCTTCGCTCATCAATCGTTTCATCGCTGAGACTGCTACTGGTCTTCAGGTTGTTGTTGATGACCCCACTGGTCTTTCGGACTACACTTGGCTCTTCCCGCGTGTGAAGATTAACGGTGCTGATGTACCTGTTGATAACCCAGCCTCGCGTATCATCACGATGCCTTTTGTGGCACTCTACGATACAACCGAAGCCACCAACATCAAACTGACCCGCTCGGTCTAAACTAATCCCCTCTTGGGGCTAGGGTGGTTGGCTTGTCGGGGGCTGACCACCTGACTTAACTTAATCCCGACTTAACATAGGACCACCCGACATGGCCGATCTATTTGCGCTAATCCCTACTGATGACACTATTTCTGTTGTTGTCAAGCACCCCATCACTGATGAACCTCTTGTCAAGGATGACGGTAAGGAGATGACTATCACTGTGTATGCACCCCACTCGGGTCAATACAAAGCTGTCCTTCACGAACAAACGAACAAGCGTATCCAGAAGGCTTCCAAAGGAAAACGAGTAACTTTCACTGCTGAAGAGTTGGAGAATGTTACCCTTGAACTCTTGGCTAAAACCACAAAAGACTGGAACATTCAGCTTAGTGGTAAGTCGCCTAAGTTTTCTGTTGCAGAGGCAATGGACTTGTACTCCAAGCTTCCTTGGTTGAAGCAACAAGTGTTGGAAGCACAAGAGGATTACTCCGCTTTTTTGAAGACCTAATCCTTGATCTAGAGGAATATGCAGAGCACAACTTTAAGCTCTCTATTCCTGACAAAGACGGTGTGACTGAACGACAGCACTTAGAAGAAGTAGAAAGGCAGTCTGGACGCACTCCATTGGCTCTACAGGGAACACCTTTCCCAGAGTTACTGGAATATGTCTGGGCTGCTTTTTTGTTGCTCAATCAAGGCCGTGGTCAAGGTTTCAATGGACCCTTACCCTTGAGTTTCCAAGAAATACTAGCTTGGCAACAACTAACAGATAACTACTTACTTCCTTGGGAGGTGAGCGCTATTAAAAGACTAGACGCAGTTTACTTGAGGGTTGTGAATAAAAATGGCTGATATTAACATTACAGTTGACAGTTCTCAGGTAAAATCTGCACAACAAGAACTTAAGGAATTGGCTAATCAAAGCTTGAATGCTTTTCGATCTACAAAACAACTCTCTGGTCAAGGGAGTCTTGATAAATACTTTGCAAGTGTTGATCGTCAGATTAGCCGGGTTAATGGTAATATGTCTAACTACAACCGATTTACCTCTCAAGCTGCAAGTAGCTCAGGTAAATTTGGTGTTGTAACTCAACAAGCTGGTTATCAAGTTGGTGACTTTCTTGTTCAAGTCCAATCTGGCACTAATTGGATGGTTGCCTTTGGTCAACAAGCCACGCAGTTAGTTGGTGTGTTACCAATGATGACAGGTGCCTTTGGTCTTAGCTCTGGTGCTCTTATTGCACTTAGCGCTGGTCTTGGTATTGTAATCCCTCTTGTGACAGCTATTGGTGCTGCTTTTATGAGAACAGGAGAGGATGCTGGTAGCGCTTCAGAAGGTCTTAATAGATACCAACAAGCTTTAGAAGGGGTTAAAGGCTCCATTGAGAGTCTTCAAACAGAGTTAAATAAACTTCAGTTTGGTGAAGAAGATCCTGCTATTGCTAATGCAAGAAAAGCCTTAGAAGAAGCCCAAAATAAACTCCTTTTGGCACAAAGCTCTCAAAGAAGGATTGGTAGCGCTATTGTACCAACTAGTGAAGAGCTAGGTAATCTTAAACAAGCAACCATTGAGTACTACGACTTAGCGAGGCTTTTGGCAGAGTTGATTACTAAGAGACAGTCTTTCGAAAAGTCTCAAGCTATTGGCGCTCAGATGGCAGCAATAGAGCTTGGACAAGCTAGAGCTATTGGTCAGGCTGAGAAAGATAGAGTAGCTGCCGGTGAAGCTATCTACAAAGGGCTTATTGCAGTTCAATCAGCAAACCAAAGTATAATCCGCTCTAACAATCAAATCTCTGAAACTGTACAGACAGCTATTGGTCACTATGCTAATATGAGGACTGTGGCTGCTGGGGTAGCTAACGAGATGTCTAGGGCTGCTGCTGCAAGCTTTGCTATGGCACAACAAAAAATAGCTGCTAGTGGTTTGACCTACAGTGGTCGTGGTGGAAACCCCGCTACAGCCAACCAACAAGGTGGTGCTTTTGTTTATGAAGGACCAGCGCTTGATGCCAGTAATATCCCAGTTGTCTCTGGTGGTGGTGGCGGTGGAGAACCAACTGAAAGTGCTCTTGAGAAGCTTCAAGAACAACTTGATCTTGAGAAAGAACTTTTGAACACCACAGAGACTTATCAAAGAGTTCGCTCTGCTCTCGGTGAAGAGTTCATAAACACCAGCCCTAAGATTGTTGAAGGCTTAATGCAACAAGCTGCGGAGATTGAAGAGCTAACTCGTCTTGAAGAAGAACGTAAGTCTTTGATGGATAGTGTTAGTGGGTCTCTTGAAAGCGGCTTCCTTGCTATGGTCAAGGGCACTCAGACTGTAGGGGAAGCTTTTAGAAGCATGGCTGCTGCAATTCTTGAGGAACTGTTCCGAGTCCTTGTTGTACAGAAGCTTATTGGTGGTATCACTGGTTCCCCCGGTGGTACAGGTCTTGGCGGTCTCTTTGGAGGTAAACGAGCTTCTGGTGGCTCTATGATGTCTGGTCAACCTTACCTCGTTGGTGAGCAAGGCCCTGAGCTTGTTATCCCTCGTCACTCTGGTACTGTGGTCAATGCTAATCAGACCGCTGGTGCTATGGCTGGTTCTGGTGGTATCACCGTTCAGAACAACATCACCGTAACTGGTAGCGATGCAGCTATGGTTCGTCAAGAAGTAGCAAAGATGATCCCTCAGATCACTAATGCCACAAAAGCTGCTGTGATTGATGCTAAACAACGTGGTGGTCAAATGGCTGCTGCCTTTCGGTAAGTAAGGAAACACTATGGCAATAGCCTATCCATTGAATACCCCGACTAACATT